GCCGCCTCCCAGCGTTGGATTGCGGCTTTTGTGACATCGGCAACGCACGTAATCGCCCGCAGCTCGATATCTGCCGGCGGGCCGACTCGACACGATGAACTTGGGCCGGCACTTGCAAGGCCAAGAAAGCCCTTGCAGTCAGCGGACCAGTAAACGCAGTTCCTCGCGGCGCGCAGCCTGATAACGTCGCCGTCGGTGTTTTTGGCGTATCCAAAGAAGACGCCGCGATGGGCGGTTGTCACTAGCACCGCCCGTTCCACCGGAATCGACTTGCGCTTTGTTGCTGGATTCTTTGCCATGCGAATGTGCTCCTTTGTAAAAACTGGTCAAATCCGATCACGCCCGACTGTTGCGAGAACCGGAGCGGGGTTACTTCTTTTTCTTAGTTGGCTTCACCGATGCCGAGACGTTCAGGAACTCGCGGCAGGCTTTGCGAATCTGTTGAGTGCTCACCCCGAAGAACGTCGCAGCGCGCTCCTTGGCGACAACGGGCGTTCTGCCGCGATTGATTTCGTCGGCAACCCACTTCGCCATTACTTGACGACGATCACGCCGTTCGGCTTGGGTAAGGCTAGCGCCAGAAGCTGGCTTAGTTGGCTGCCGTTGGCTGGGCACAGTGCTCATTCGAGAATCCTTTCACACCAAGTTCCTGTAATCCTCGGCGCGTGCTTTCGCGCCGTTGTTTTTGAATGCGAGCTTCGCGAGTAGGCGCGGGTATCGGCTCGGACCTGCCAGCCATTGCGAAACGCTGAAGCGCTTCGGCAGACGTGCGCACGACGCCACCGAGCTTTTCCGAATCAAGCCAGGGCAAGCCGCGCTGACGCATCAGCCGCTCGTTGCACCAGTTGCGAACGGTCTGCAATTCGACCTTTACGATCTCTGCGGCTTCTTCGAGGGTCAGAACTTTTTCCCGCATGAAGTCAATCACGGCTTCTTTCCTATCAACCGCTACAAATCAGCCACGTTGCGACATATTACACCTAATTAGACCTAATGCAACTTAATTACGTCCAACTAAACCTAATTCGGTTTGTAAAGCCTTTGTTAGTTTGCACTTGCGTCTTGAAAAAAGATTTTCGCGTCGCTACGATTCGAGCATGGCAAAGCGACAGCAATCACCGAAAACCGCCGCGAAGGCGAAGCGAAAAGAGCGTCCAAAGACGCCTCAGAATGCCGACAGCCTTGAGAACATCGCGAACTCGCTGATTTCAATGGCTGGCAGACTGAAGGCGATGGCGGCAGATATTCGCTTGGCGAACTTCGACACGATGCAGGTCGGCAGCTTCAAACGGCTGGTGCTTGGCAAGAACCACATCAACAGCTTTATGACTGCCTGCATCAAGGCGCTCTCGCTGCCTGCGTCTGCTGCTCCTCGATCGGAGCGATGATTAGCTCAAGAAATCTTCGCATCTAAATAACAGTATACAACCCCTAATGGCTGGCAATTTCCTTTCCGCCGAAGGGGTGTTTTCGGGTGGTGCCCAGCTTGCCAAAGTGTGGTTTTCCCGAAGAATCGCGAGCGTGGCAGCAGTGCATGCCGTGGAAACACGCAAGAGGGAAGATAGCGGGAAGATAGCCAGCGCGGCTAGGTTTTGACCAGCAGAAACGAAAGCGCCCGGCGAGTGAACGGTGTTCGCGATTTGTTCGCGCGCGAACACTTGGCGCACGGCAATGGTGCGCAGCCTTGCATAACCGGGCGGTTGCCCCAAAACGAAAACGCCCGACCGTTTCGGGCCGGGCGAGTTCGCAGAGCAACGTGACCCCTTGATTATCTCACTGCGGCGGCGGGCGGCAAGGCTTTTTGCTAGGGAGGCGGGTATAATACCGGACATGGAACGAGCGATCAACAAATCGCTGTTTGAAATCATCACCGGCGCAACCGGCGTCAGCTACGAACGCGCCTACTGCTGGGCTCCGTCAGAACTGGGTGCGCGAGTGCTATTCTCGGCGAGTTATCCAGAGAAGAACATCGCGACAATCGTGAAGGTATTCGATGCCACGAACGACATCCTGCTTTGGGCTCCCGATCAGGAAGGATTCAGCGAGACGCCGCCGAAATCCATTCCGGCAACGTATGTTTAGACTTTTTGGGCTTGCTGTGCGTCACCGCCTGCTCTGCCTCGGATACCTAGCGCGGAACCGCTCAAGCTCGCGCTCCAATTGGTTCTCGTCCATGCCCTGCCAGCGGTCGCAGTAGTTCTCCTGTTCGTCTTCGCTGATTACGCCCTCGGCGCAAAGATCGAATGCCATGCCGACTAGCTTCGAGTAGAGGTGTTCGCGGTCGAGTCCGTGCCAGTCGGTCATGTGGCACCCCTCAAGCTCTTGAGCATTAGCACCGCATCGCGCACGTCACGAAAGCCGATGATATGCCGCTTATCCTTCCAGAAAAGGAACGTCGGGCAAGTCGGCACAGCGTCATTGAATCCGAACTGGCGGGAGTATGCCGATGTGATTTGATAGGCTCCCGGTCGGCACGCCCAGCGGGTTAAGCCGTGACCCTCGAAAGCCTCAATTGAACTTTCGTGATGATGGCCTATCGCGCCCACGTCGAAAAGCTCCTCGCCCAGCCTAAACCACTGCTTGATCGCGTGGCACTGGTTAAAGCTGCTGTTCATGCGGTACTGGTGGCGGAAGGCAATCTTGTAGGTCTGCTCACCCATCACGAGGTCAATGCGGGCTTCGTCCGGCGTGTAGCAGAGCCGTTGGTCTTTGGCGATTTTGGCTACCATGTCGATGCCGGCAAATTGATTCGTCCACGCGCAATGGTTGCCCGAGCACATCGCCACGATCTTGTGCGCGAAGATAGACAGATACCATTCAAAGAGCTGCCATTGGTCGCCCGGTTGAGAACGTGCCGCGAGAACCGCTGCCCGATGCTTGATGTGATTGTCTACTCCATCGCCCGCCAAGCAGGCCACAAGCCCGTCAGTCGCCGCAATCAATTCGGCGTCCTCACGCATGCGCTTGTGGTCGACCGGCGTTCCCGGTGCGATGTGCTGGTCCGACACGAATGAGACGCCAACCACCTCATCGTCGAGCTTCACGCGGAACCGGCCACGCTGCTTGGCGTGCTCGATTCTCCGCGCGGAATCTTCCTCGATTCGCAGCCACATATCGCGCGGGTCTTGGGAGGGCTCCGCGTCGCACTCCACCGCAACGCGATCGGTAGCCGGCTTGGTCGCCATGTCGTGCAACTGCTGCTCAAGCTGGCGGATTCGCTGCTCATGTGCAGACTCTTGGAACGCCCTCACATCCTCCACCGCTGGCGGCGGGATATTCGGAGCCTGCTTGCCATCTCGCCGCCTACCGCCAAACCACGATCGCACGGAATCGTTCGTGCGCCCCAGCGCCACGGCTATCTCTGCCGTAGACTTGCCAGCGGCGTGCAACTCCAGGGCTTTCGGTGCGTCAACAGTCCAAGACTTAGCCATGCCTCAACCCTCCTGCCAACGGTCTCGAATCTGCTTCAGGATATTCCTTGCCCTGACAGCAACGCCTCGCTCGACAAGCTCCCTGCCGTCGCGCCATTGCTCGTAATGCACCAGCTCGTGCGCTAGGATCGTCTCGATATATTGCAGGCACGCCTCTAGGTTCATGCTGCCCGTGGCGACGAAGATATTGGGCTGCTCCTTCGTGTGGTCAAAGAGCCCGGCACAGTCAAAAGGCTTGCCCTTAATGTCGGTCGTAAAGCTCTCCACCGGGGATAGAAATACATCGACGTGGTGACTGATTTCTAAGACCTCGCTTGCCGTGTCACATAGCCGCCTCAACCGCGAATGCGCCATCGGGTGGACTCCCTCGGCGGATTGCAGGTGGAAGGGCATGGGCTAGGTGTCCGTGAATGGAACTGCCTTATTTAGAAGTTCCTGCCGTTTCTTACAGGCGGCACATGGCTTCACGCGAACTAGCGATGCAGCCCAAGCCACGGCGTCTCCAAACCCAGCCCATCCGCGGCAGTCGGCGTCGATGCGATCTGGCGGGTTAAAGGTGCGAACGCGAATCCCGCAGCGGAAGTGCTTGCAGGCATAATACGGCCGACCGTCCGCGCCAACTTCACCAGTCGCAACAAAGACACACTTCATCACGCCTCCATTAGCGTCGCAGTAGCTCCCGAATAGTCGCAGGCATAGACAACACCAGGGCCAGTGTCCAAGTCGCGCTGCCAGCAGAACGTCAATATCTTGCCGTCAAAGTTGCACGGAACCGTCCCATAAGCTACGTCGTCGCCCTTCCACTGCACATTCGTGAGAGTGGCAAATAGGTTTAGCTGCGGGGATGCGTATTGGGTCGGATTGTCCTCGGTGGTACTGAGCGCCCACAATCGCCAACCGTGCGACGTCGTGCAGACCACCGGGCTACCGCCAAGCCAAACGCACGTACCAGTGCCGGGCTCCGCTAGTAGAAAAGTGCCGTTGACGTTGTTGCAGTCCGTGCAGAAGTCATTTACGACGCCCGTGATTTCGAGCACGTAGAGAGGCTTTGCGCCTTCGGAGCATTCGAAGCACGTAAAGCAGCAGCGACACTGAAACGCCCAGAACACCATCGGGGCAAAGCAGAGAAACATCATGTGCCAGTCGATCATGGCTAGCACTCCCTCGGGTACATTTCGGGCTGCCCGTTCATCCAGCCGACGTTTACCTTATCGTTGAGCGTAAGATCGCCGGATGGACTGCCGACGCCAGAAATTGTGATTCCGATGGACGCCTCGCTGCCAAAGGTGCCGGCATAGAGAGTCACATTGCCGGTTGTGCCCTGGCTCACGTTACCAGTCACATTTCCCCAGCACTCGGTTATCTGCTTCCACTCGGCAAGCATGACCTTAGACGAACTGTTCGTGATCCCGGCAACGGTCGCCGTTTCGGGATAGAACTTCGAGAGCGTCCATTGGTCGGGCTTTGGGCCCCAGCCTTCGCCTACCGCTGGCGTGCCGGAGTCATAGAGAACTTCTACGGAGCCGCGTTCGTAGCAGTAGCCAAACGCGCCGTCCTCGACAGCCAGATCGCCGTTGACGACATAGCGCCGCCGAAATGTGGTACTCGGCTTGGCAATCGTCAAATAGGGCTCAAGCATAGTACGGTTGCCGCCTGTGACCGCCATCACGCCGAAAGCCGGCACAGTTTCGCCCGTCGAGTTCTTGAACAACCTCCCGACCTGCGGCGGGTTCGTGGCGTCGCTTCGACGCACTGCCGCCCGCAACTCCGCCACGTCATACTTCAGCTTCGCATGATCGCGACGTAGCTCTGCGACTGCCTGATCGCTGAGAGTATTCGTGGACTTGGTAGCCATTACGGTAACGACGTGTTGATGATGATTGGCGCGTCGGGTGCCGAACGATTCGTGATCGTCAGCGATGCCGGGTCATACTTGACCGTCGCGCCGGGATTGTGATTCAAGGTTGTGACCGTGCGCGCTGCTCCGCTTTGCAAGAAATCGAACGTGCCGCCGTGCGCGTTAATGGTCGTGATTGTGCCGGTCGATTCTGGGAAAATGTCGCCCTTCTCCGCCGTCATGGTCGTGATCGCGCCAATGCCTCTGGTGCGCAACGTGCCGCCGTAGACGTTCACGGTAGTTGCCGCGCAATTGAGTACCGTATCGCCGTCAATCTGCGAGAACGTGGTGAGCGCACATCCAGAGCCAACCACTACGCTTGCACTGCTACCGACCGACCGAATCGTGGTAACGGTTGAAGTCTCAAACGCCTTCGCCGCAATACCGACCTGACCCTGCACGACGTTGAGCAGCGTGAGATTGGTTGCCTTGAGATATAGACCGCTATAGCCGGTCGCGGCCCGAGCAGCGTCGTACACATTGACTACCGACATTGGAGAGTTGCCGATGTCGATGTATGCCGCGCCAGTCCCCGCATAGTCAAGCGTGAAGTTGCCGCGAATTTGCAAGTAGCTCGTCGAGTTTCCTACCGTTTGCGTATACCCCTTCTCAAAAGTGATATTGCCCAGCCATACCGCCGATTGATCCAACCCTAGCGAGATATTCCCAGCGCCAGCAGGAATGCGCACATTGTCCGGGTAGGCGGGAACGCCAGACGGGCTCCAGCTCGCCGAAGTCGCCCAATTGCCGTCTGCTCCGATATATACTTTGTCAGCCATGATGAGCCCCTAAAAATCCCGATTGCCGAAGGGAAGCTCCGGGTAGATGCTATAGGTCAGATAAACGAATGGACTTCCCGCCGTGAGCGGTTGCCCGAATCCGTCCAGACAAACTGGCTCGGTGATCGGCAGCCCCTTGCTGTCCGTGACGCGACGATTCAAGACCGCGCCCAATGGCAGGCTCGCAGACATTGACAGCGTTCCGCCACGTCCGTCTGGGTCGCCCTGCAACGCTCGCGCATGGATGCCACGGTCGAGCACGTCCTGACGCCAGCCGAACTCGTCGTCGATATGCACTTCAAACGTCAGCTTCCAATAGGGCTTTTGCTTGCCCTTCTTGTCCGCGATATAGAACAGCGAGCCAGTAACAGGCGGCATCTTGGCTTGGAACTTCTTAACCGGAAGCACCAGCCCCTGCTTGGGCTTGTTAATCGTGAAGTCGTCGTCGTTGATGGTGGTTTTCCGCGCCCACACGACATCAGCGGGATACCTCTTGCGACGGCGTACGATCCGCACCACCATAATGTCCTGCTCGCGCTCGAGCGGCGGGTCATAGACAGCCAGCGCGCTATTGACTACCGGACCCTCTTGATCCTTCGGGCGGAACTTGCCAAGATCGGTTCGATTAATTGCCTTTTCGACGGGGCGAGAAACCTGGCGAAAGCTGATGTCGAGTTCATCCCGCCACTTTTCCGGGTCGTCTTCCGGTTCCCCGTCCTCGTTTTTCTGCTTGTCCTTATCCTCTTCCGCCTTGGTGGAATAACGCTCGGTAACAAGCCACCGAAGCTTCGTCCTGTCTTCCTGGTCGCGTGCCGGCGTGATTTCTCGCAGAATTGCCGCTACGTCGACATCGTTGCCAATCTGATAGAATTGCCCAATAATTCCCACGCCAGGAGCGAATAACACCACGGCTGGCCCGTCGTACGCGCTATCTACCGTGACGGCACGGACTACCGTATATTCCCGGTTTCCGGTTTCGTCGATCTTGCCGGTTTGCCCGCGCCATAGGATTTCCGCAACTCCTACCGCTGCCATTAGTTGCTATCCTCCCAGATAGGGGTTAGATTCTTTTGGGAGGAAATGATCATGCAAGATGCCCTATACCGCCGCCGAAAGCAGCCTGCGAACTCAGCATTTGCCACAATGGCGTGCGCCGCTCTTTTGGTCGCCGCCGTCGCTGCGGCGGGGTTTGTATTAACTCGGCCCGGAAAGTCAGCTAGCAGGGCAGCCGCTCCAGCAGCACCACCAATCGAAGTCGACGCCTCGTATGTCGCGAACCTATACGACGAAAACGGCATACGCGCGGCGGCAGAACTTAGCCGGCGATTCGTTAAGGTAACAGGCACAATCGAACGCATCGACACAACGATACTGGGCGACCGATACGTGCTGCTAAAAGGCAATGCCACGACGTCGCTTGAATGTCTATTTCCGCACTCGCAAGATGCCAACCTTGTACAGCTCTCGCCAGGAATGCGCGCAACGATAATCGGCAAATGCGACGGCAAGGCGCTTTGGATGGTTGTCGTGTCAGATTGCAAGGTCGATACCATTTTCAAACGCTCAAAGTGAAGCCTCGTTGAGAACCACGGCCGCATTCGGAGCCTTGTCCTTCACGGTGTCAATCAGCTTCGTCAGTAGTTGGGTTTGCTTCTTGTCTTCTTCGAGTTGCTGCTTTTGCAAGGCGGATTGCTTCGCCTGCTCGCGTGCTCCGTCGAGTGCCGCCGAGAATCCGGCCGTTGTGCCACGAGTGACAGCGCCCACGCTCTGTTCTTTTTGAATCGCCTGAAGCTTCTCTGCCTCCTTCGAGGCTTCGACATATTCCTGACCGATCTTGGCGACTTGCCGGGTGTACGTTTCGAGGGTCAGCAAGCCGGCGTCAAAGAGGCGTTGCACTTCCGCAATCCCGTCCTGGGCAACCTCAAACGGTGTCCGCACTTGCTCGGCAATCCGTTCCGCCTGCGAACGCATTTGCTCCATTTCGGCGGCGAGTCGCTTTGTCTCGGCGGCGGCTTCTGCGGCACTATCTCGCACTTCGGAAATGCTCGGTGCGGTTTGCTTTTGTGCCACTTCGGCAGCCGCTGCGGCATTGGATTCGAGCGAGTCGAAAGCAACGCCGAGCCCGTAGGTCGCGCCTGCGGCTATCGCAACCGAAGCGGCAAGCGTTGCCCAGCCAGCCGGCCCCGAGAGCGACTGCACTAGAATCTGCCCAGCCGCCAGCGCTCGAAACACCCGAATCAAAGCGCCTACCGCAGAAATAATCCGTGGCACCACCAGGAGCGAAGCACCAAGGGCAGCGGCAAAGCCTGCGAATCGCAAGATGTTAGTTTGCGACACATCGCTCAGGCTGTGCCACCAGACAAGCATCCCCTGCACAGCTTGTGATACCGCAGTAATGACTGGAGCCAACTCGATAGCGAGCACATTAAAGAGACCCTGCGCGGCTTCTTTCATGCGCGTAATTGCGTCGTTTGCCTCTTCGACCTTTGCGGCGTCGAGCCTGGAGAACGTAATCCCTAACTGCTCCGCCTCCTTCCTAGCTGCGGCAAGTCCACTGCTGCCAAGCGCCAGCGTCGGCAAGAGGTCTTGACCACTCTTTCCAAAGATCGCCACAGCGGCAGCAGCTCTTTCCGCAGCCGTGGGAAGTTTATTGATCGCGTCGGCGATTCTTCCAAATGCCTCATCTGGAGATTGTGCCGCGAGCGTGTTCGCTGACAATCCGATGTCGGATAACGCCTGGACTTGCGCACGTTCGCCAGAAACAGCGTCACCGATCGTGCGGACCATCTTATTGAGCGACTTATCCAGTCCTTCCGTTGATGATCCGGCAAGCGTTGCCGCGTGCTGTAGACCAACTAGCGCTTCGGTAGAAATGCCCGTGGAATCCGAGAGCTTGGCGACTTTATCAATCGCGTCCATTGACGACGAAAGCGACCTCACGGCCGCCGCCGCGCCAATAGTCACACCCACGAGCCCGAGCATCTTTGACGCAAACGAGGAAAGCCCAGACGTGGCTTGACCTAGAACAGACGGCAGGCTAGCGACCTGCTGGCGAACTCCATGAATTCCGCTCGTGAATCCGGAAGTATTCGCGATAATATTGACTGCGAGATTTCCGACTGCTGCTGCCATCTCATCCTCGTCGGTATCTCATGCGGTCCAGATGCTCGGCTTCTTGGGCAGTCAGTCGTCGCTTTTTTGCCTTGGCTGGTTTCTCGCCCTGATGAGGCATAAAGTCCGCCTCGGTCTTGAAGAGGTCGTCATTTGCTGGCGTCCCAGTCAAGGCGGCGATAATGTTCACAATCCCGTTGTGGACCATCGCAAACAGAATCGCGAACCAGCGGAACCAATCCCCCCAGGGCTCAACCCGATAGTGTGCCCAACGCTCGTCGAACTCCTCCGGCGTCATATCCTCTAGCATGTCATCGACATGGCGCTCCCCGAGCTGATTCGCTAGCCTAATTGCGAAGCATCGCCGGGGGTTGGCTCGGAGTTTTTTTCGTGCTCATCACCTTTGCCCTTGGCGATGCCGCAATGCTCGGCAGCCGCATCGTAAAGAGCGCTTGTCAACTTCCCGTCGAGTTCCTCCAGCGCTGGCAAGTCCTTATCGGTCAGCATCCGCGTGCCGTCTTTGTCGACCAGTGTGGCGACAATCAGGCGGCGCTTTTGCTGGGCTACCTTCTTAATGTCGATCGTGCCCGTTTTCTCGACGACGCGCGAGTCGTATTCGCTGCGCTCCCGCTCATTGAGAGATTGGAAGCGATAGCGCACGCCGTCGATTGCCACTTCGGTGTATCGTCGCGCCCGAGCCCCAAGCAGGGTCGCCCGGTCAGCAAACTTTGCGGCAGGTTCCTGTCCGTCACTCATTAGTTAGTCACACCAGAGTTGATGATTTGAACTTGGAGGCTGGTCGTATTGCCGGCGATGCCAAGCAGTGACGTTTTCCAGCCAGTTGTGAGGTCGGCAATCGGAGCGATGCCGCCAGCCGTACCGGAAGCCACGTAGGCTTTTCCGGCGGTCAGCACGGCATTGAGCGTCAATGCTCCGCCCTTCTGGTAGGCAATCGGCTGACCGGATGCGGCAGCATGCAGTGCAATGCCCTCAACCGTCGATTGCAACGTGGTGCCGTTGCCTACAGCCAGCTTGAGAACGTCGCTGTTCGCGGTGTCTATGTAGAGCGTTTGCCCCGCCGTAATCGACGCGCCGGCAATGCCGTTCTTGACGACAGCGCCGGTGCCCTTGATTACCGATGTTGCTGTGATGCTAATATCAGCCATCGCTTATTCCTCGTCTTCGGTATCGGTGTCGTCTTCTGGATCGCCTTCCGGCTCGACGTATTCCGGTGGCTGGAAAATCTTGCTTGCCTCTCCGCCGCGGAGCTTGTTGACTTCAGCCACAACCCACTCGCGGAAGTCGTCCGGGTAGCGCTGAATGAACTGGATCGGACCATCCGCCGCGACGCTGCAATACGCGACGCGCACCGGACTCCTGCCCTCTTGGGCAATCATTACCTGATACTGGTCCTTAACTAGCTGCACGCGCATGCCATGCACCATCTTGTGGGCTGGATGCGGCTCTAAAATAACTGTGCTCATTAGCTCGCGTCCGCGTAGGCTGGGCCGGTAAGCCCGTCCCACTTCCAAGTGATCGTTGCCATCATTAACTCGTTGTTTTTCAAGTCCGGCTCCTTGAATTTCTTGATGTAGCCAGTGCCGGTCTTTGTCGCACCATTGGACAACCCACTCGGAACCGGATAGGTCAGCGTGCATGTCTGCGCCACACCCACGGTCGGCGGATTGTTCGGGTCGTAATGCAACTCAAAGTCCTGCTCGCCGGGCTCCTTCAAGTCGCCAGGGACATACGTCTCGTAGTCGGTCGTGCCGAGATACGACGTATTCACATCGGGGATCTCGATTTCCGCGCCGGCAAGCGTGGTAAAGTTCGCGGTGAACCCGCCAGATAGCGTCAGCGTTGCCCCATTTCCTGTATCCGGCATTTCGAACTCTCCTATCTGCTATGCCAAATCTCGTAATCGAGACTTCGGTTGTAGATTCCTTTGTCGGAGCCATCTATCGGGTCTTCGTATGGCTCGTCGCTCTCGTTGGTGTTCTCGACATTCCTTACCGACATATTGCCCCAGGTTCCCTGTCCGTTGACTCCCGCTGTCAGCAAGTTGTCTACCGCTGTTGCAATCGCCACTGCCGTTGTGTGCAGGTTCGCGTAGCAGTCAATCTGAATCGTCGTTCTCGCCAGTCCCGTTCTTCCACGAAGGTGCGTTGGCTTTTCGTCGAACAGAATGAAATAGCGAATCGACGGCAGGATTGTTGGTCGCGGCTCTTTGCCTTGCTTCTCACCTCTCTTGACCGGGTAAATCGCTGGACTATCGCTAGTGCCACGAGTCGCCAACAAATTAGTGAGCGTCGTATTGCCGTTGAGTTTCGAAAGTAGCTCGCTCTCAAAGCTCATCCTGACTTCATTGCCTCTTTTTCGATCCCGTTGCCAATGCCTATTTGGAAGTCGGCCATCACAGTTGCCTTACCAGCTTCATAAGCTCGCCGCACGATTGGATTCGGCACTCGCCCTCGCCATCCGCGCTCAATCCCGATCATGTATTTATCTGCCCTCTCTCCACTCGCGGCGACGAAGCTCTTTCGTGGGCCAACGACCACAATCACAGCATTCCGATAGGTTCTCGTTACTGTGCCGATTGACTTCTTTAATACTCCTTCATCTACAGGCACATCCTCACGAACGCTTTTGCGAGCCCGGCGAGCGGCATAACCGGCAGCCTTCTTGACAACACGCTTTTGCACCCGTGGCGCAAGTGTCGCCAGCTTCTTGTCAAGTTCCCTATCGCCGGTTATTGAAAAATTCGCACTCACGGATTCTCTTTCCCCAAAACCACATGCTCGACGCCAGCGAAGTCTCGATCGTCAATGAAGTCAATTCCGAAAGTGTGGTCGCCCATCACAATTCGCATCTCGGTAGTCAACCCCTTCACGTAGTCGAAAGTCAGCTTGTGCGTTACGTTTGCCACCTGCTGGCGCGCCCAGGTCATCTCCCTGCCTTGCAGCGTTTCGACTTTTGCCCAACGCTCCGCGAAACAGGTGCCCGGCCAAGTTGTTAAATCTTCTCCTGTCGCTCCAACCGTTTTCGTGGGTCGCTGAATCTTGATGCGCTTGGTCTTCTCGCCGGATTCAATTGGGGTCGTCATCTGTAGGACACCAACTCATCACGCTCTAGTAACTCTTTCACCGATAGTGGCAACTCTGCCACGCTTGCGCCAATCACAACCGGCGTTCTCAGTCGTCGCGAATGCTCGACCAGCAACCGCATTGCCTGCCTTGTACTCGCCGGAATCAGCGCCGCGCTCGTATAGCCAGCCACATACGTAACCGTCACGGTTTCTAGCGCGTCCGCCTGCGTGCTGGGCCAGCTCTGCGACGGCTTCAGGTAAATTCGCCCCGAAGATGCGCTGTAGCCGTAGACCGACGTGGAGAGCGTCTGCGTGGCTCCGTCCGTGTCCAGATAGGTAATGCTTGAGACGGATTGCAGCGGCTGGCGCGGTGGCTCCCACTCACAGCCGGGAAATCCGTCGTAGGTCGCCTCCCATGTTGATGTTCTCAGTGCCCGATTCTGGAAGTGCTCGGCATAGTCCGCAGCAGCTTCGGCATATTCCAGCAACAAGGCGTCTTCGTCGTGGTGATCCAGCTTGCAATGCTGACGCAACAACTCCAGGTCCAACGCCCGATAGGTCGGCGCTACCGTTCGCCTCAGTCCAATCGGTTGCAAGGTCTGTTCGGTGGTCATCGGTTCGGCAGAATGTGAACGATCGTGGTCCCCTGCGTGGCGTTGCCAGCGTTCGTGACACTAAGCGTCAAATTACCGAACGCGATTGAGCCAGCGCCAGGGTTGGCGTATTGGATCGTAGAGTTGCCGCGATTGGCTCCGACGCCCTGGAGGATGTCGTAGCCATCCGCGTCCGTAACCTGGATGTCGTAGTTGCCGAGCGGAATCGGCGTGCCAGGCGTTGTGACGAGCGAATAGACGGTGCCAAAATAGTCGGTCGTGGTTGTGACGCTGGCGTTTCCAGCAGCGTCGGCAGTCCACGCGAACTTGACTTTGTGCGTGCCGAACGACTTCGCCGCGTAGTCGGTGACTGTGACTGTTCCGGCCATGCTCTAGGCTCCTTTATGCAAGGAGCTTCGTAGCGTTGCCAGAGAGCCACATCGTGTAGTTGCCCTGGAAGCTCGTCGGCAGCCCAGAGAAGATATTGCTGTTGCCGGTCGACGTGATATTGCCGAACGATCCGCGCCCGGTAACAGTGACGTTTTGGGAAAACGTCGTATTGCCGGCGATTGTCAAGCTCCCATCCGTCTTGAACGTCATCAGCGAAGCGCCCGCAAGGTTTTGCAGCGTTAGATTGCCGCCGTCCCAGACGCTTTTGATTCCTGCAAATGGCATGTTAAACGCTCCGTACTTTGTTACAAGTTTGAGGCTTCGGTGGAGCCTATTTACCGGGCCGCGTATCCACGTCCGCGTAGAACGCTTCGGCAGCCTTGAATGACTCGTTGATGTGCCACGCTGCGTCAGGTCGCAGCGTGGCTAATGGACCAGCCATGCGGGCGACGTAGATCGCCTTCGCCAGTTCCGTAACTCGTTCATCAGGCGGCGAGAGCTTCGCCGCTTTTTCCGCTTGGGCTTGTGCCACGATTCAACGCTCCGATTAGGTAATGGCGGTCGGGATGTTCGCCGGGTCGCCCGCATAGCGGATGCCGGTCAGGAAATAGGTCGCCGACACGAGGTCAGCATTCGAGCCCGGCGAGCCCAGGCGCACGCGAACGTGAGTCGAACCGTCCGCCAAAGTGCGCGGGTCGATTTCGATAATGTGAAACTCGTTCGCCGTGTCGAGGTTGAACGTGTTCGAAGTCACAGCGACTTCGGTGAGCACGTCCACGGCGCTGGTGTAGCCGATGCCTTCCCACTTCTTCGTGAAGGCAACAGCCGTGTTTGCCGAGCCCGAAGCGCTCGTTTCTTGGGTGACTGTCACGGCGGACGTGCCACCTGCCCAAGCACCCTGTTGAATCAGGATGTAAAGCTTGTCGCAGTTCTTGACCGACACAAGGTCGCCGTCTTGAGCCGCGCCGGTGATGTCCTTTGGCAACAGAGCCGGAACCACCTTCGCATTTTCGATCATGCTGAACATGTAAAACTCTCCAAAAACAAGTTGTGCGAAAAAGGAATCCGGTTGCCGACTACGAACGGGTAGCCAACGTCACAATGGTGCTCAAGGTGTTGCCGCTGTTCTTCGGCGTCAGAGCGGAGCGCCACTTCGGAGCACCGTTGACGCGATAAGTCCAGCGGAAAGCCATCTCGTCGGTGAGGAACGCGACGTGCAACGAACTCGCCGTCTTGACGCCGCCCTTCTCGATAACCCGATAGCTTGCCGGGTCCCAGAAGATGATGTCGCCTTCGGTGTTCGCGGCCTTCGTGTGCTCCGTGAAATAGATCGGACGACCGTAAATGGTGCCGAATGGAGCGACCGACAATCCGCCCGGAGGCATGTAGACCAACCCGCCGCCGGTGCCGATCGCCACGTTGAGCAGCGAGAGGCTCGGGAACAGCGATTGGTCGACCAGCCACACCGCCGTCGAGACGCTGCGCGGATGCATGCGGGCATACATCTTGGCGACGTTCTCGGCCAGCAATGGACTCGCCGAGGTCTGACCGCTTTCAACCGACACAGCGACTTTCGCCGGGCTGTTGAGAATGCCCAGAGGCTTGCCCACGCCGTCGCCGTTGATGATCGCGTTTTCGAGCTTGAATCCCATTTCCTCTTGGAAACCGGACGAAAGCTCCGATTCCATCGCCGGGAAGTCTTCGAGAAGCTCGCTCGTGGCGTAGCTCACCGCCATGATCTTCTTCAGCGACAGCTCGAACTCTTCGTAAAGCCGCTTGGTAGCGGTCGTCGAGTCTGCTTCGTTTTCCCAGTAAGCTTGCACGCCACCCTGGCGAGAGCCGTCGGCGCGGCTGTTCTCTTTGAGCAGCTTGAGCTTGAGTGTATTGCTGGCGCTGGAAATGGTCGTGCGTTGCACCAGCGGAAGGAAGCTTTGACCGTAGACCTTCGACATCAGGTCGATTTCGGAATCCGAACCGACGAGGAAGCCGCCTTCGCTTTGAGTGGCTTCGTTCGCGCCGCTGGCAGCATTGCGCAGGCGCGGGTCGAATACGTTGTCCAGCTTGTGCTTTGCGATGGCGGAAAGCCGCTCGCCAAAGCACGAGAAGTCTTGAACAGCCGAGTTGTTGCCGCCAGCCTTGCGGGCTTTCGGTGCGTCGAAGTTCTTGACGCGATCGAGGCGGTTTTTAGTCTCGGCGCTCTTCTTGGAAGCCAGCACTTCCTTGATGGCGTCGAAGCTGTCGAGCTTGTCGACCAGCTCGCTCTGCTTCTCGTCGTCAAGCGATTCTGGATCGCCGAAACCGTCGATTTCGGCCTTGGTGGCTTCAAGCAGGTCGGTCAGATCGGACACGGACTTCTTGAGCAGTTCAGCGGTGGCAGCAGCCATTTTCGGTCTCCGTGGATGATTCCGCCGGAGGCCGTTAATGCAAAAGGCCAACCGGCACGAGGGTTCGTGCTAGTTGGCCCGTCTGTAACTGAATCAGAGGTCCGAACTGTTATCGCTGATGGTTAGCGCTCCACCGAGCAACCACCAACGACCGAATGTGTTTCATCTACATCAACAATAACGCTCCTGCGTGCCGTGCCAATGAACTTGGCTTGTACCATACAACCGCGCATGAAAAAGCCCGCAGCGGTTCATGCTGCGGGCGGGTGCTTATCGCATTGTCGATGCAGAATCAGGCGTGGGCCAATTCCATCTTGGCGAATCGCTCCAGTTCTGAGATGCGCCCCTCGGCGCGCGCCAATTCGGCTTGGAGCCGGCGATTCTCGTCGGTCAGTTCGGCAACTCGCTGGCGCAGTGATTCGACTTCGGACCCAAGGAATTCCGACCTCTTTACCGCCGAGACGAATTAGGTCAACAGTGCAAATTTGCACCAGCCTCGATTTCGTGTACTATGCTAAAGAATGTGCAAGAGCATGGCGGACAAACTGAGGAAGGCGATTCGCGCAAGTGGGCTTTCGTGCAACAAACTCGGCCGACTTACCGGCGTTCCGCACACGACAATTAGCCGATTCCTGAACGGCAAAGACATGGGGATTCAACGCGCATCAAAAATAGCTGCCTACCTCGGCCTTGAGTTGAAAAGTAAACGCTAAGCCCTCCGCTGCCACACCCGCGCCGCCGGCACAACCACCTTGCCGTGCTTCTCGCCGCAGGCGTTGCACTCCAGCCGCTGCACATAGGATTCGCCCACTGGCTCGCTGGTGCGAACCCGCAGCCGTCCCTTGCACTTCGGATTCGGGCAAGCGTCACCGCTCTGCATCGACCGTCTCCTTGCACGTATGAATCAACCCGCCGTCCGCCGGCTCGGGCTCAAATCCCAGCTTGCGAATCGACGACAGCAAATCATCCTGCGCCGCCTCTCCCCGCTTTATCTCCACCTTGAGCGCGTCGATTTGCCGATCCAGGTCGATAGCTTCCAGAATCGAGCGGTTGTAGTGCTTCACCAGGATCGCGATGGAGAACTTCGCGTTGTCGTAGTCGAAGTGGTCGCCTGGAAGGTCCATTACGTCAGCCTTTCGAACTGGACGATGATTGAGCCGCCGAGCAGGTGTGTTTCGCGATACCACGGCCTGATAACGGTCGCCGTGTATCCCTCACAAACGATGCACTTCTCTGGCAATCCGTCACCTTCGACTTTCAACTGTAGCACCTCGCGTTCGAATGGCAGGTTGGCCGAAGTGACCTTGATGCCGGCGGGCAACTGGAGCGCCGTGGCTATCAGGTCAAACGGAAACTCGATAATTCCGATGCGACGCTCATTCATCCTTTTTCTCCCAGTGGATACAGCCGAAGTCAGGCCCGGTCTCAATTGGATCCCATCCGCCAAAATAGTCATCCTCATGACCAACGGCGTTGTTTGGCATTTTCCAGACTTGCATACTTCGTGACGGTTCTCTAACACCAAAAAGGCATATTTGGTGATCGCCATCGCCGGAGTCGCCGCAGTTCCAGTGCTTACACGTCTTGCAGGTACTCACACTGCCTCCTTCAGCTTCTTCAGCCGCTCGGCAAGTTCCGGGTTGAGGTTCGATGGCTTCGGCTTGAGCAGCGACTTTGGAGCGTGCCGCCACTGCGCGACCAGTTCCGGCGAAAGCTGCGCCGCCATCCGCTTCTTCGCCTGGTCCTTTTTCACCGTGTCCGCGAATCCAGCCGCCTTGATTTCGTCGCCGAGATACCACGTTTCGGCGTCCATCATCTCGGAAAGGTGCTCACGATCGCCGCCCGTGCGCCGTGCGTAAATGTCCAAGATGTTCTTCTTGGCGTTACGGAGCTGCACAAGCGCGTTCTCCAAGTCCTTTTCGCCGCCCCACGCCATGATGCTGGGGTTATGGATCATCCACGACGTTTCAGGCCCGACCTCCACCGAATCGGCAGCCAGCGGGATCACGGTTGCAATCGAGGCGGCAAGCGACGGAACCTTAGCCACCTTCTCGCCCTGCCAGTCACGCAAGGTGCGGTACATCGCCAAGCCGTCGAAAACGGAACCGCCTTCAGAATGGATGTTGATGTTGAGCCGATTGATGCTCTTTCCAAGCCCGCGCACGGCGCGAATAAAGTCTGCAGCGGTGTTCGACTCGCCCATAAAGCCGGGATCGCCGACGACTCCGAAGATATCAACCTCGGCTTCCTTCCCTTGCGCCCGCACATCCCAGCACTGTTCGCTTTTCATGGCGTTTTGCCCCTTTCGTTAGTTGATCCAATCCAGCAAAGCCTGCTTGCGCCCTTCCCAAGTTTTGGTCTCGTCAGGCACCAGCGAGCGGAGATTGTCTTTCGGTCCCTTGTGGTACACGTTATTGAGCCTCAAACGGCTCTCTGCGACGTAATCGTGAGCGATTTTGGCGGTATCGACTCTTGGGGAGCCCACCGATTCAAGTGCGCTTGCGGCTCGTGCCAATAGCGCGGTGAGCCTGCCTTGGAAGTGGTGGTATTCGCCGTTGATGATTTCCTTGAACTGGTCAGCTTTTCGCGCGGCGGTGCGTACATTGTGATGCTCCTCGGCGATAAGTGCGGTGAGCGATTGATCCAACAAGTCGCGCACCGTGCCAGTTAGGACAACGCGGGCTTGCTCTAGGGTCGCTTCGGCGTCGTTTTTCGCCTGTTCCGACGCCTTTTGAGCCTCTTTTGCCTGATTTTCAGCCGATTCCGCCCGTTTATTCGCTTCGGCGAGCTTTTCGGCTTGGTCAGTGCTCACCTTGGTGAGCGATTCCACGCGAATCTTGAACGTCTCGGACTCGGCGCGAGCAGTGCCCAGGTCGAGCGTGGTGGACTCCAATCGCGCCTTCAGATCGTCGGCGCGGGTGCTCATCTTGCCGAAGGCTTGCTCGTGATCCAGGTCGCGCTGGTGCATGATGTCGGTCAGGCGTCGCGCTTCCAGTTCAGCGGCGGATTTCTCGGATTCGAGGGTGGAAATGGTCGATTTGGCGCTGGAAAGCTCGGAATTGGCGGTTTCGAGGGCTTTTTTCAAGTCGTTTCGCTCATTCACCACTGAATCGAAGTGCGCGGTGGCAATATCAAGCTGCTTGGCGCGTTCGTCGGCAAGCGCGGTGGCGTCGTCGCGCGCCGTCGTCACGGCGGCAAGCTGTGCCGTCATCTCTTCCAGTTGGTCAACACCGGCATTCGCCAAACCGTTTGCCGTCTCGACCTGCGCCCGAAGATTCACAACTTCGGTCAGCGCCTTCTGTTTCTCATCCAGCAGCGCCGTCTTTTCCGCCGCCAGAGCGTCAATCGTGCATTTCAGGGTAGATTTCTCGACTTCCAGAGCGTTTTGCGCCGACTTTTCAGCATCCAGGGATTGTTGCAGCGCCTCGAACTCGCGGCGCAGGGCCAGCATATTAGCGGCTTGCAGCTCGATCTCGCTCAACCGCTCGGCACCAATGGCATTGGCGGCGGCAAGCAGCTTCGCGTGGCTAGCCTGCTCGTCGGCAAGTTGCGCCTTTAGCTGCTCGCATTTGTCGAGAACCGCGATTGCTGCCTTATCGTCCGCCTCTTTTTGTGCCGAAAGCGTCTCAATCTTCGCGGTCATTGCGGCAAGTTGTTCAGACTGCTCGCCGCGCTGGTCCTTCAACTGACGGAGCAACCGCAGGCACTTGATACGCAGTTCGTGATTGCGCACGTTCGACGTGTCGGGAACCGGCGGCGTCGGTGGTGTCGGCGGCGTATCGGGGATCGGCGTCGTCTGCGCCGGGTCTTGCTCGGCACTCTTGAGCACCAAATCAACCGGAGCCATGTCGCGACGCATCCAATACTTTTCGCCCTGCCCCTCGGGCAACTTGTTGCGGTCAGTCAGCGCCCGATATTCGTCCTGACTTGTGCCGCCGAAATTCATCTCAATCTGTGCAATCTCGGCTTGCTCTTTGCGGTTGCCGCGGAGCAGTGATTCGGGGCTGAATTTCACGTACAAATCGCGGCTTTTGTCCGCTTCTGTGAACAATTGCCGGTTGCAAGCCTTCTCCACACGCACGATCCGCTTGCCAAGGCTATGCGACACAAGGAAGCGGTTCATTTCCTCGACGTTCGAGAACGTGCCGCGCGATAGCTCGTAGAGCACATGCGGCGGTAGGTCGTAGAACCGCGCGACCTCCTGCACGGAGAACGTGCGAGACTCCAACAATTCAGCGTGCTCCGGGTCCACCGAGAGCGGAGAAAACTTCAAACCTTCCCACAAAATCGCGGCTTCGTTAGACCCGCTGTGGATCGTGCGCCATTCCCGACGCAGCCTGTCACGCGCTTCAGGCGAAAGTTTTCCGGGATGCTCCAAGATGCCCGATGGCTTGCCGCCCTTGGCGTAGAACTCGCCCTGATAGTCCTGCTCTGCCAGCCCCACGCCCAGTGCCTTGGCGGCATATTGCAGCAATCCCTTGCCAATCATCCCGTCGTCGGAGAGCGGCCCGACGATATTAAACACCTCTTCCTTGAGCAGAACGCCCAACGAGCCGTCGTCATTGCGCACGATCCAATTGCCGGTCAGCACATTGCCAACCTTCTCGGGCTTCATGCGCGTTGGATGGATCGGCCAGAGCGCATAGAGCTTGCCGCTGGCGTCTAGCACCTGCTTTTCAGCGAAGGCGTTGCCGTAGTTCACCCACCATTGGGTCATCATTTCCCAGAAGATGAACGAATCCATCTCCGGGTTGGGCTCGCGCGAAACGATCTTATTGACCGGATGCGTCGGCACCTCCTCGCGCCCGTCGTCCACCTTGCGATAAGCCTTGCACGGCATCGCCCCAAACGTGGCGGAAATGAAGTAGGTCGCCTGCCAGCACGCCGAAAGCGTCAACGCGGAATAACCGTTGACGCTCTGCCCAGCCGTGCGCCGACCATAGCCGTCGTCCGCGTCGAATAGCGACGTGTTCGGAGTCGTCGACATATTGCGCATCGGTGGCAATACCGCCTCAGTGAACTTAGTCGCCGCCGATCCAATTAACGCCAGTGCGCCCATTACGTCTCCTCAGTTCGCTCAGCCTTGGGAGCCGACAAAATACGCCTACAAATCACACCCGCAAGCAGCAACACACCGGGAACAATCAACCCCAGCGGCGACCATGCCAGCCAGGAGCCGAACGTCAGCAGCAAGAGAGCCAGGATTGCAATTAGTGGTTCAGCCATACAATCCTTCGGTCTCGTAGATTGAAACTCCGCCCTCGTCCTGCATCGCCGCGCCCAGCCCCATGATTCCGGCCACAACGCCATCAATCGTGCGGAAGTCGCCATGTTTCTGCTTCACCGGGCGGATATTCTCATTCGCGTCGCTCTTTACCTTCACATTGCCGGCTTGCCAGGACAAAAGAGGGTCGCCGCTGTGGTGCATGCGACCTTCGATCACAGCGTTTTCGTAAGCCACGGTCGCGGCGGTAAATCCCATCATGGATTGCGGAAACTCAAGTTGTTCCTCATCGCGCATGCCGTCGTCTTCGCGTAGCCGTTGCATCATCTGCGCGGCATAAGTTCCGTCGAAAGCGACTACCCGCAGGTCGAATAACTCCCGAAGTTCGTTGATTTTCTTACGGACAAATCCATAGTCCGTCTGGTTCCCGTCCGTCAGCGTCAGCCGGCATCGTGGATCGTTCGCCCATTGCAAATAACGCACCTTGTCTCGCAGTTCTGCCGCACGATCTCGCGGCAGCCAGTAGTAGGCGAGCTGCTTAAAGTGCTGGTCATCCTCGGGAAAGACGAGCGTGATTGCCGTTGTGTCGCGTGTTTTCGCCAAGTCCAGCCCCGCATAGCAGGTGCGCCCATGCAAATCCGCTTCGGTATAGTCCTGCTTGCACTCCTGCCAGTCGCCGGTCTTTAGCCACGGGTTGGCGCTCTGCTGCCAGATGTTCAATCGGTACATCTTGAACCGAGCAAACTCAGTGATTGAGTTGCGGCTATTGTTGTAGTCCGCCAGGAATTCCTCTTCGCCGACCGTGTGACCCCATGCCGGGTTTGCCATCTTGCCATACTTCACCGGGTCGGCTGCCAGCGCCGCATCGGTCAAATCCTGCGGAGCTTCCCACGAGATGAACAGTAGCGACTCGTCGATCACGTCGCCGGACTCAACTAGCTTGCCATGATCGTAGCTCTTTTTTCCGTAGCCTTCCGGGTCATCGCCGGCCGTTGATACTTCGATAATCAGCGGCTCGCTGCGGGAAATTCCAGCGCGGGAAATTCGCCCCATGAACGCCTCATCTACCACGTGCGTTTCGTCAATTAGGATCGAACCGTTTAGCCCTTCCTTCGCCTTCTGTGCCTTGCTGTCACCGGATGAAATCGGTTTGAGGATTGAACGAGTTTCCTCGTGCGTAATCTGCATTAAGCTCTTGTTGATGGAGCACTCCGCCGAAAGCTCGTCCGACGATAGAACCATCTCGACCGCATGCTTGCCGGCAATCTCTCTTGCCTGCGCGCCGTCTTTAGCACCGAAATAGACCTTCTGCCCCATTTCGCCATCGCCCACAGTGAGGTACACGCCCCAGGCGGCAAGTGTTGGCGATTTCTTTGACTTCTTTGGCACCCAGAAACTACCCTTGCGGAACCGGCGAATCTCACGACCCCATCGCGCGCTATGTTTCGCCCAACCGAATAGCCTCATTGTGGCTTCGTATGCCCAATCCATCACAAGCATCGGCTGACCAGCCCACTCGCCCTCATAGAGCTTGCAGCACCGCTCGATCCAATCAACGACGAACTGCCCGCGCCGCTCGTCGAATCGGCAGCCGTTAGCGACGGCGCGCTCATCGGAGGCGTTGCGAATCCATCGTTTTGTTGCCTTGTCGACCTTCATGCCCTGCTACGCTTGGGAACTGTAGACTTTCGAGCGTTCGCCAACTGCTTGCCTGCCCGCGCCGTGGGATTCATCCAGAAATCGGACTCATATCGCCGAATGATGTCGAGCCACTTAAAACGCTGATTGACTGCCGGATGTTGGCAGATATAGCCGCTCTCCGTGTTCGCGTGCTCGCCTTCCTCCAACAGCACCGCATCACACTTCGCCACCTCGTCATGCGCCCGGCAGAATCGCTCAAAGGATCGCGTATCCAACTGCGTGAAATATCCGGCGGCAATAATCTTAGGCAGCTCCATAAGCCAACAATCGCGCCCGGCCTCCCCCAGCGACTCTGGCGGCGGCGGACAGTCCACAATGACTGGAGATTGCGGCTCACGATCCGGGTCGCCGTCGCGATCGGCGCGGTGCGTGCCCATCGCAAT